GTAGTTCTTCGACGGTCTGCACCAGCAGTTGTTCGTCGTCGCCCCGGACTACGACTCGTTGCAGGAAGTGGATTGCGTTCAGCAGGGTTTGACGCTTCATAGGTGCGCCAAGATACACGAAAGCCCCCGCCGAAACGGGGGCAGTCGCGTGTCAGGTTGTGTTCAGCGTCTGCGGTAGATCGTGGACATGATGTACGCGCAGCAAGCCAGCATGATGATCCCCAGCGGGTAGTTCGACGGGCGTGTTGCGTCAGGATCTTCCAGTCCACCGACCGCGACGATGGCGGTGATGAAGCAGGCGAACGCTGTCCAGCCTTTTGTGCGGTTCCAGCGGGCGCGGTTCGTGACTCGCATCATGCCGCGTCACCTTCGGGTTGGGGCTTCCAGTTGCCGTTGCAGTTGCCGCAGGTGAACTTGTTGCCGGAGATAGTCCAGCCATTGGTCTTGAGGACTTCTCGCAGGTAAGTTGCCGAAGGCCATGCGTGACCGTGCTGGTGACCGCATTTGTCGCAGGCAACGTCGAATGCTCTGATAATTCCCATTTCTTATTCTCCCTCTGTGATCAGCCACGACACGATCTGTGCAGCGGCTAGGTGTGCATCTTCGCCCGTGAAGGTTGAAGTGAATTGTCGTGTAGCGACCGTGTAGGTCACGGTGTAGGGGTTCATCGCCACGTTGCAGCAGAAGTCCCCGTACACGCTCACGTTTAGATCAGTTCCCGAATCGCCCATGTCCCATGCGACTGCGTTGACGACTCGCCCGGGTAGGTGTTCAGCGGTCTGATCTTCGATGCGTTGCATCATCTCGTGGATGAATTCTTTTGTTGCGCTCATTTCATTTCCCCTTCTCTGCTTGTCGATCTGCTTGCGGGTCGCGTATCTCCCATAGGCCACGCTTCAACTTGCGGAACACATCTGGTCGTGCTTCCAGTAAGCGTAATGCGGTGGGTAGCGAGCATTCGCACATCTCGCAGACCTGCTTGCTGGTGATGTGTGCGAACAGGTTTGTTCGTGCGTAGGTCATCAGGGCATCGGCTGGTTTGACCTTCCTCGCCTTGACGGTTGGTTGCGCGTCGTGTCCCCACAGTTCTTCAGCAACCTTGCGGTCAATCGCGTAGTGGGCGACTAGTTCGCTGATGGTCATGTGGGGCGATGTGCGTTGGCAGGCTTGCGCTCGCCACAGTTCGGGCTTGTGCATCCAGTTGCTCATGCGATTTCGTCGCCCACATAGATCGTCGTCGTACCTGTGGACAATTCCAAAACGTAGGCGTAACCGTTCGGAAATGTATACACACCACGGTAACCCTTGATCATGTCGCCAGACTGAACCTTCGTGATGTTCTTGATCGTGGTCTTAGTGGGCGACAGGTCTTTGTTTGCAACTGCCTTGTCACCGATTGCCATTGGCAGAGCGAACATGATGCGCCCGTGACGGAAGTAGCGGTTAGTGGTTTCCATTGTGTTCCCCTTCGTTGTTTCCATGAACAGAACTATACACACCTTTTGGGTGGTTGTGGCAAGTTTTGTTCATTGTCACAGAATTGTTACACAGCCAACCCAAATGGGCCTACGAGCAGTACGGGCTACCGATGGTCGATCTACGGCCTACCGGGGCTTACGGGGCAAATAAACGCCCCTACAAGCCTTCCCAATGGGCTACAACCAGCCTGCCGACCGTTTCAGCGACCTGCGGAACCACCGCGTTCCCTAGTCCTCTAAGTCTGTCCACCCGGGCGGAAACCCCATCAGCCACCCGACCCATTCGGGGTTCAACTTGCCACCATTCCCCGACCGCATGGCCTGACGTTCCTCGCTCGTAATTGTCCCATCCAAATACCTGTCTTCGATCTTCCCCGCCGAGCCTGTCCCACCGCACATCGACCCTGCCCGTGGTGTCGGCCACATCGCTACCGAATCGTTGACCGCTGCTACAAGGCCGCGAATCCGATTCGGCTTCGGGTAAACGTTCTTTGAGTCGTCCACCGTTGGGGTAGGCCACAATGAAGATTCGGTCGCGTCGGTGGTTGGCACCCACGCTGGCTGCGGAAATAACACGCCATTCCGCGTCATACCCGATGGCGGCAAGTTCTCCAATAACTGTTGTTCCTCCCAAAGAGAGATGGCCCCGCACATTTTCCAAGATCGCGTATCGGGGTCGAAGGTGGCTAATGGCATCTCTGACGTAGGGCCAAAGGTGCCGTTCATCTGCTTCGCCTGCTCGCTTGCCTGCGGTGCTGAAGGGCTGGCAGGGGTATCCCCCACAAATAATGTCAGGTCGAACAACGTTTCCCCATTGAATGTGTTTGATGTTTCCATGATTCTCCACTTCAGGCCAATGCTTTGCCAATACGCGACACGCATACGGGTCAATTTCAGATTGCCAAATCACTTTCATCCCTGCGCGTTCTAGACCTAGATCAAGACCGCCGATACCGCTGAACAAACTGCCAACGGTGAGTTGCCCCTTCATTAGTACCCCTTGAATCCCCAATGGCCTGCCCCGCTGTCATGGTACAGGAACGCAGCCACCTTGACGTTGCATACCGGGTCAAACAGGCGATCCAGCCCACCGCCACAAACGTTGCGGGTGACCGTTCGCCACGATGAGTTGATCTGCAAAATGCCGCTGTCGTATGTCCCGTTCTTGTTGAGAGTCCAGACGATCTTGCCGTCACGCCACTTGGCATTCACCGCACCCGGTCGGCACCGTGATTCCCGAAACGAAATGTACGAGAACAGCACGACGGGCAGACCGTGTTGCTTGAACAGCGGTTCCCACTTTTTGCAGCGTGAACCCTCGTTGTATTTCTTGACCACCCACGCAGGCGCATCAGCAGCCCCCACAGGTGTAGCGGTCAAAGCAGATACGGCAAATAGAACAGCGATAAGACGTTTCATCAGACTTCCTTCGATCAAGCCCCGCAGGGCGATTCAGTTGCGGCGCGTCGAACCCGACATAGTGCAGGAAGTTTCCTTTCCCGACACGCCTGAAGTTATGGGGTCACCTTACCCGATTCGCGTACTCGTCACGATGTTGATCAAACCAGTTCCAGTCAAGGTGACGGAACAGTTTTCGCGCATCCAGTTCTGGCATCGGTATCCCTGTGCGTTGCTGGTACTCGTCTCGTTGGCGCAGAACGTGGGCAACGTGGGGGTCGCGGGATCGACACAGGTTCAAGTCCTCTACGCCTTCCAGAATGCCGTACATACACATCCAGCGTGACAGTTCTTTGTTCGGCCCTGTGAATTCGGGCAGACCGGGTGCGATCTTGTGCATCCGTTTTTCGTCGCGCCACATCTGGTTAAGCCACGAAATAGAGCAGGGGCGAAAGTTCTCTTTGGCGTAGTACCTGATCACTTGATCCGATGCGTAGGCGAGTGACATCGACGGGTCTAGTGCTTTGAGCCACGCGCCTGCTGTGTGTTCGGTGATCGTCATGCGCTGGTCGTACTCGTTGATCATGGCGAGCAGCCCGGTCACTTCAGTCAGATTCACTTTCGTTCCCCTTTTCTAGTGCGTCGAACGCGAGACGTATCGCGTCGTTCTTCTGCTGTTGCAGAGTCTGTTCAAGAACCTGACGGTTCCTGTCGTACTTCGTTTGCAGACCGCGCTTGCCCTTCATCTGAAGTTCCAATGTAGGCAACTTTGGAATCACATCAAAAGTGGATAACGCCCGAGAAACAACTTCGGGTTCCCACCCGGCATTCAATGCGCGCTCAACGATTTTGACTAAGCCGATGAAACTTCCTGTGGGGCGGTCTTGCTTTTCCCACCATGCCTGCGAAATGCCACGAGCCTGTTCGCTGTTAGGCGAACGGAAAACTTTGTGTTCAGTATTTGTATTCTGTTTTTGTAATTCTGTCTTTGTATCACTTGCTAAAAACCGACTATCGGTTTTACCGTTCTTCGGTTCACCGTCTGACGGTTTTTCGCTAGTCGGTTCATCGAACACAAGTGTTTCAGTTCGCACCTGCCCTAGTTCGTTCCTGACCCGGCGACGTTTGACGTAGCCAGCCTCTTCCAGTTCCTTCAGGGTCTTGTAGATCACACCGACCGATTCGCTTCCTTCACGGGCGAGGTTCTCCGCGCTGATCGACCAATCATCAGGCCGCGACAGGATTGCCACCAGAACCCCCCTAGCGCGGAATGACAGCCGTTCATCACGGGCTACGGCATTCCGTACCATGACGAAGTTTGCTTCGGGTCTGGCTGCGCGAATGATCATCGCTGCACCTGCCTGCGAAGGTAAATGCGTATTACAATTTGCTTCATCTAAGAGCCTCTTTCTTAGGTCATGCCCCCGACAGTTTGCGCTGTGCGGGGGCTTTCAATTTGTCTGGCAATTCTACACGGGCTGAATGCCGTGATGCTTCACATAATCCTTCAAACGCATAACGATCAGCCCGTCAGTCGAACCATCGGGCATCGCAACCAGCATGAACGGTCTTGTATCCCCGATGGGTCTGTGTTGTTCACTTTGTATCTCGCAACGCAGAAAGGCGGTGACGACTGGTTTGATTTGTGCGCCTGCTTTGACTTCGACACGCACATGACCGCCCCAAACTTCCTCGTGCCGCGAATTGACCCCGGTGATACCTAGAGCCTTGCGAGCCTTACGCGCCTTCGCGTCGCCTTTCGCACGGTTGCGTTTGCCCATGCACCGGGGACACTTGCAGCCGCGTATGTGGCCTTCGGGCCGCTTGAGTGGCGTACCGAAGAGGCCGCACCCGCAGACACAATCCGCTTTCGGTTTCAGATAGTCGGTCATAGTTTCAGATTAGTTCTGTATCGGAACCCGTCATCAAAGTCTTTGTCAAAGTAGATGCGCCCCCGGCGAAGTTGCAGACGCTCATTCGGAGTCAACCCGCCGAACATCCCGATTTTGTCGTCAATCGCATCAACTTCCATGATCATCGCCAAACACTCACGATGCACCTCGCACCTTCGACAGAACGACCACGCTGCATCCCAACGATCTTTCCGAACCCCATGCCCTGAAGGGAAAAAGATGCGTATGTTTTCACGCTGGTCAAGGCCGCGACACGCAGCCCGTTCACGCCACAGTTGAATACTCAAAGACCCGCCTGCCTTCGTCGGTGATACGGCATACATTCTGCTGTTCGCCTGCCATCGACAAGCGTGTACGCCCTGTGGATTCAATAAAACCTTGCTGGCGTAGTTCGCTGCACCGCATCCAGTAGGCGCACCCGGGCGTTCTCAGCCCGGATGCTTCGCCTGCCTCTTCGTCGGTCAGTTCACCGTTCAGCCAATACTGTTCCAGTAGTCGATGCCGTTGTGACCCTGCTCGCGGGGCTACGGATTGCGCAGCCTTGCGGGTGGTCGTGGGCGCGTTGGGACGCACAGGGACAGTCGGCTGGATCGCTTTGACCGCAAGCGAGCAGATCGCCGCAACCACTTTCGGATCAACTTCTGACAGTCGATCATGCAAAGCAAGGTACTTCAGGTCGTTCAGATGTTGAACAATGTCATTCATACCATTCATCCCCGTACACGAAGAACGGATGCAACCCAAGTTCCTTGACGCAGAACCTGTCTGCGTCGTATCTGCGGATGGTGCGCCCTGAACGGAATAGCGACTTGTATTGGGTCTTTCTGGCTGTCGGGATCAACGCCAAGATCGGTTCAACGCTGAACCGTTTTTGCGTTCGTTGGCCCCTGTTGCGGTTCACTTCCCGGCCCTTGTTCTTGCAGTCGGTGCAACGACAACCGTGCTTGTAGCCCGAATAGGTGCCGTGAATCATCCCGGTACCGCCTTCGCCGGTGGTGACCATGTTTCCCATTGGTCTGCCCGGTGCGCCAAAGCGCAGGTCATCGTGCCGTCATCCTCGCGGAAGATTTGCACCAGCACCTGCCCGATGCCGCAGAAGTCGTCAGCCACAAACGGGAAGTACCCGGTTCCGTCTGCTTCCACGAAGCCTGCGATGGTGGTGCGCAACTGTTCAATGTAGTCACGGGCCTCTTCGATCAGGTCGCACAAGGCTTCCCCCAACCCGGCATCGTCGCCCTGCCTACGCAGATTCTCGTTCGCCCCGCGCATCAGTATTAGCGCGTTGTTCAGTCGTTCAACTTCCACTTTCCACCGCATTCCAAATCCGTTTGAACACATCAGGTCGGTTGGCTTTGACCCATTCACGGCACATCGAATCCCGCTTGGCTTTCTTCTGCGCGTTGATCTGATGCTTCCGTTTCCCGAACGGTGTGTTGCGGTACGCCTTGAGATAGTCCTTGTTTGCTTGCGCACAGATTTCGCATCTGCACACCTTCCGCATGTATGCCGAACGACCGTGTTTCATTCTTCCACCAATCTGTATCGCGCAAATTCGTCAACAAACTCTTGCGCTTCACAATCAAGGTCAACGTAAAAAACCTCAACTTTGACAACATCGTTCACGTTGCAAGTGATGGTGATTTGCTCAATCCGTTCCGCTTCTAAACCAAACAGTTCGCACAGTTGTTGTCCAAGTTTGTAACCATGAACAGGTCGAATGCTCACGAAAGCGCCTCTTTCATTTCCAGCAGTTGTTTGATGACCGCTGACGCTTCCGCTTTGGTCAGGTCTTTTGCGCTCGTGATCGTGCGCCCCGTGACGTTGCTTGCCACATCCTTTGCTGATTCAAGGTTGCATTCCCGAACCAGTTTCTTGATCGTGCCGATCTGCGGTTCTGTGATCTGCCCGTCACCAATCGGGATCACAGGGGCCGCTTCACCGGGTTCCTTGACGGGTGCCGATGGCCTGCGTGGGGCTGGCGTGTGGTTTGTCGGATGGTTCGCCCGTTCGTAGGACTGCGCATCGGGGTCGGTTTCGTCAGTTGGCAAGCAGAGGGTTTGCAACAGCGCGGTGCGAAACGCGACACTCATCGCCTTTGCTGTTGCCTTGTCACCTGAGTCGAAGGATTCCGCTGGCACCGTGGTTTCAATGCTTGAGCCGTCGCTGGCGTGGAACGTATAGCGCACCATCACGCGAACGCTCGCCATATTCTTCGACGGAGTGCCTACCTGCACCGTTTCGTACTGGTAATCCAACACTTGTGGCGTGACGACGATGCCGTGCTTCCGCAGCGCTGGTGACACAGCGTTCACCACCGCGTCAATGCCACGAAAGTTGAAGTTTTGGTGGGTGTTGCGGTCGCCCTTTCGTACCGCGCCGACCTCTTCCATGACCCGCGACAACGCTGCGACGATGCCCGGGTTGAACGGTGTTGTATCTGGTTTCATTTCACTTTCCCCTTCCGAAGCGCATGACCCGAATGGGCGCGCCTTCCGTCATGTACTGCTTGGCAAGTTCCGGGTGCGCTGTCTTGAATGCTTCGAGATCGAATCTTGCGCGACCCTTCTGACGCTTCCACGAAAGGATCGTGCGCCCGTCAGCCACCACGAATTCGGCATCGCCCATGCGCTTGGCGATCTGATCCCGTGCGTACTGTTCAGCCTCTTCAGCGTCTTTCTTCATCTTCTTTGACGTTTCAAGGTCGGTGATCCAATTGACCAGATGCTCGTCGGCTTCGATGCCTTTGCCTTCCTCAACAGGGATCAACTGTTGAATCAAGTCAGCGGTCATTTCATCTTCCAACCAGCCCGGGATCGTCTCTTCGTCAACCGCGCTACCCAGCAGTTCTGCCATCTCGTTCAGTTGGTCGATGACACCGGGCTGAATCTGCATTGGGATCAGCGACAACTGCTGTTGACGGTCGAACACGCTGAAGTAAATCTGCGCCCCTGTGCAGTAGTGCTGAACGTGGCCTTGCAGAACCCACGCAGGCATCAGGTCGGATTCGTCACGAATCACTCTTGCGTTCGTTACCTTGCATTCCACGACGGTTGCGTAGTCATCGCTGGCGAAGTCCAGCGTTGCCACCCAACGACCACGCGCGAACATTTCTGTTGGCTCATGCAGGTTCATGCCAAGTTCGCTCGCTGCGAACCGACCTAGCCCCGACTCAAAGTAGATGCCCTTCAGCATCGCTGCGGTTGGTGGCGTGATCACGGGTTCACTCATCTTTGACGCGAACAGTTCTGCGCGTGTCGTAAATTCGCTCGCGCCCATCAGCGCACCCGCTTCTGACGCACCGAAGATGCAGTTGCCGTTTGTGTCCCGGTGGCGCAGGTTGCGCCATTCGACAGACCCGTGAACGGGTTTAGGTATCCGTTTCATGTTTTCCCCTTGCTTGTGGTGGGCTGATTTGCCCACGCTGAGAATCATGCCCGATGGGTGTAGCACGATGCAAGAACCCTGCTGAAAGCCCCATTTCATAGGGGTTTGGCGGGTACTTGCACACTTCTGTTCTTTAGGGGTACACTTCTGTTCATGGACACAGACAGCCTGCGACTTACCGCCCCGATGCCCTGCCATCAGCAGATCGTTCACTTGGATTGCATCCCTGCGGTTCCTCGTCAGCGGTATTCGCGTGTCTGCAAGACCTGCAAAACAGCATGGGAAATCACGCGCATCAGCGGTTCAGCAACCGATGCGATGCGCGTGGACATTCTTGAGTGGGAATCCTGAAACAACAACACAAACAGAAGGGGAATGAAATGACTGCAAAAGACAAACTAGATGAACTGCAACAAATGATGCGTGAAGAACAAGGTTTGTCAGCCGATGGCACGACTGCACCCGATTACGGGTACTCGTGCGATTACTGCAAAGAGAAAGCACACTACGACGCGCAGACGATCAGCGGTTTGTGGGCGTTCATGTGCGACCAACACTTTGCAGAACACACGCACAAGCGTCTTGGATGGGGATTCGGACAACGACTGGTTCCCATCACCGACTAAACACGACAGAACACAAAAGCCCCCTGCGCCATGACTCGCGGGGGGCTTTTGCATTTGGGGGTGCGGGGGATCGGGGAAGGGGAATACCCGACCCCCCGCGAGACTAGGAAAGAATCGTCAAACGCTGAACCATAGCAACAGGTATCGCCATCACAGAGTCAATGCCATCGTTCGTGTTCACAGACTGTGCAACAACAACGTGACCCGTCTTGCTGTCAGGGATCAGATACCCGACCGTTCGCACCTCGCACGGTTCGTCGTCAATCTCTTCGACGGTCAGCCAACCGTGATTCAGGCTGTGCGCGTCATGCCAGACGACCAGCACCAGATCGTACGTCACCATTTTTCTTTAGCCCGATCCATACAGAACACCGGGGCTTGCCAGACAATACCTTTCTCTGGCGCGATGACGCTAAACGCCTGCTGCGGTTCCTCATACCCGAAGCCCATGACGATTGAGTATTCGTCAGCACCCTTCATCGACCCGTTCACAACCATTCCGGGTGTCTGGATCAGTTGATGCCAATGGCCCATCCACAAAGTAGAGAACTGCCCACCAGTCGCCATGTACCGCTGCATCTTCTGTGCGCGAAGTCGCATGATGGGGGGCCAGATGCCACCGATGCCACCACCGCCCCGCGCCTGATCGCCGTGGGTCAAAAGATGACCGCGCCCGTAGACCGTGAACAGGCAGTCAGCAGATTCAGGGACTTGAAACGTCACCGCCTTGTTGCCTGCAAAATGCCGTTCGACCATCTTCGCCAGCAGCCAGTCGAAGTTCGTCTTGGCTCGCATCTTCGCCCGTGGCTTACGGGTCGTACGCCCGTGGTTGCCCGGTACTGCGACGACATGAACCTTGCCGAATTCCCCGTGCAGTAGGTCGATGCTCGCGGCGATCTGTTCTGACCAGTAGAGCAAACTGCCAAGCATCGAATCTTCGTTCGTCTCTGACAGTTCCTCGTGAATGTCACCGCTGAACGTATCACCACCCAGCATCAGCACCACGCCGTCATACTTGATCCCGGCTAGGTAGTGCCGTGCCAATTTCACCACGTTCGTTCCCCACTTGTGCAGACGCATCGTGGCTATCTCGCGGTTGTAGGCGTTCAACCCGTGTATCTCGTCGGGGTTCACTACCTCATCAAAGTGCGTATCGGACAGCAGTAGGGCAAGGGTCGCGGCTGACTGCTTCGGTTTTTCTGGCGACAACCAGCGGGGCGGTTGGATCGTCGCAGCCTGCGTGGACTCAATGAACTTGAGCGCGGTGCGGGTCTGTTCCAGTTCGGCAACCGTCAGATTCAACTGGTTCTGTAGGTCGTCGCGTTGCCGTTTGTACCGCAACGATTCGATGCGGTCGTTGCCGATGGCGTTCAATTCCTCTTCAATTGACACAGCAACAGTCCTTGCTTGCGTGGCGGTGCATCACAGTTATCCCACCGTCGAAGCCCCTCTTCAGTAGAACCCTGCGGATCGCTTCGACCGGGTACTTGCCTTCGCTGAAGATGCGCCCAATTTCGGCAGCGTCGTCGGGTGGCAGCGTGTCAAGGAAGCGACCGACCTTGCAGCGGGTCAGCCCCACCGTCAGTTCGGCTTCTAGTTCGTCTCTGATTCCCATACCCCTTCGGCCCCTCTCACAGTTCCCCGGTGGCGTGATCCCTAACGTGGTCGTCGATCTTGTGTTCAATCCTGTTCAACGAGGTTACAACGAAGTTGTGATCCTCGCGGTTCTCTTTGCGGAAAGTTTGTAGCACCGCTACGACGACAGCGAACCCGCCCGTGATGATGGCAACGATGATTGCTTCAGTCATCGAAATCACGCAGCGCATTCAGCAGAGTGTTGACAGCCCAGATCGTCAGCCCGACAAACGCCAGAAAGACGACGAACGCGATCATGGTTTGTTTGGCGCGGGTGCGGTCGCGCTCACCGACTTCCAAGCCTTGACAAAATCGTTGGGGTTGTCTGCCATCGCTGGTGACAGTTCGATGTGCAGCCACTTGCCACCGGGCGTACCGCCATTGTCGGTCGCAGTCCAGACTTTGACCCCGGGCTTGCCACCCAGTTCCTTACGCTCGCAGCGGAATCCCCTGCCCCAGTCCTTGAACCAGTATTGGTGTACCTCTTCGATGCCAAGCGCAACATGGTTGGCAACTAGCCAGTCGAACACCTGCGATACCCACGCTTGATCTGCCTGCTTGTTCTTCGGCAGACCAGCATCGACCGCACGACCCGTCGCGTGGACTGACAGAAGGTTGCTGCCACGCATCGGGCGGTTCGCATAGATGCCCAGATTGCTGAACCCCCATCGGCTGTTCAGAATGTCAATCAGTTTCTCTGTGCCGGGTCGGGCTTTCGTCTGCCCGGGCGCGTCGGTTGAACCTGTGTATTTCATCGCTTCGCCTTCCCACCAAACGCATCGTTCAGTTCGTCACGGTCGATCTTGCCATCGTTGGCATACGCCTGAAGCAGTTTCCCGACTACGTTCGACGCGGCTACCGCGCCAGCGATGAACGCCGACTTCCACAGTTCGACATTGACGATGGCCCCACCTGCGACAGCGGCAAGCGAGGAATACCCGAACACGGCAAGTACCCGAAGGGCAACAGTTTTCATTCATCTTCCTTGTCTGTGACGACCCCCAGAAGATGCAAGCCAAGTGCGCCGAACGTCAGCCACAACGCCCACGTTTGCAGTCTCCCTGAAAGGGTCAGGATCGTGATGACCGAAGCAAGCAGGGTGAAGGCTAGTGCTGTGATTTCGCGCCAAACTTTCATCGTCTGTTCCTTCGGGCTGGCGCAGTTGACGACAAAGTTACCAGCGCACCCGTGACTGCGATGAGTGTTCTGCGTGTGCCTACGGGTACGCGCTGGTCTGCTGGCACATAGTCATCGAAGCCACCGCCAAAGACGTTCACGGTCTGCTCAAATTGGCGTTTCAGTTCCACCGGGGCATCGTTCAGTTGCTCAACTAGTTGCGCCTTCTCTGTCTCCGTCAAGTTTTGTATGTCGGCTGGCAGTTCGGTGATCGGTTCGGGGCTGATCGGTTCAGCCTCTACAAGGGTCGTGGTTACTAAAAGTTCGGTGGTGCTAGTCGTAGGCGGTTCCGTAATTGTCGTCGCTTCTAGGGCGGTTGTCGGGGGAATGGTGGCTGTCGGGCGTGGCTCTGGCAACGGTCGGCTAGAGGTGGGCAGGATCGTGGGCAAGATCGTGGTCACTACAGTTGGTTGGGGTTCTGCGCTACTGGTCGCAACATCCGCAATCGTGGTAGTCGTCGTTGTGGTTGGTATCTCTTCGGTTGTGGACACATCTACGATGGTTGTACCCACCTGATCCGTTTGCGGTACAGGCTCGCCCGTGGTGGTTGGCGCGTCAGTCACCACGGGCTGTGTGGTCGGTATTGTTTCCGCTACAGAAGTTGTCGTTTCGGGAAGGGTTGTGGTCGGTGCGTCGGTGGTCGAAGTCGTTTCTGGTGGTTGCGTTGTTGTTGACGATTCGACGCTGGTGGTCGTGGATTGCGGATAGGTCGTCGTCGGATCGGCATTGGGAGTGACCGGGGCTGCGGAAGTCCCTAAGTCGTAGACCTGCCCGGGGCGTGTCGCGTCAGGATCACCGCAGCAGAACCCTGCCCGTAGACGGTAAGTGCCGGGGGCTACCAGCAGATCAAGGTTGGATTGCAGCCCGTACCAGTCGTCGTTCTGTGCGACCAGTTCACCTGCCTGCGTGTAAAGCCACAGCATCGGATCAGACCCGTAGCCTTGTGCCGCGTAGGTTCGGGCAACGAACTGCTGTTGCTCATCGAACGTGAACCAGTAATCGGCGGGTGTTCCTGTGATGCGCGGGTTGTCAGCGTTCGCAGTCGATGCGAAAGCGAGTAGCAGCGCGGGGACTGCGATCAGCCAGCGTCGGTTGATGTTTGCGCCTCTTCAACAGGCGCAGGTACTTCCGTAACAGGTTCTTCTACAATGGTTGTTTGGCTCTGGTAGTTGCTCATCCCAGTTGCCGTGTATCCACCGTTTTCTGCTTCGTCGTCGGTCAATTCAATAATTTGATCGTCAATTTGTACGCGTGGCATTAGCCCTCCCTGTAGCCGTACACCGTGATTGTGCCACCCGTAAGGGTTTGCGCGGCATTGGGCAAAAAACGAATACCGTCATACGAAGTTGAGTTGAACAGCGTTCCGACGTATGTTCCAATGTCCGTCGCACCGATTGTTTTGATGAACGCCGATGGCCCAAGACGCGTTTCGCGGGTGTCGTAAGGGTTGAGCAGGTCAAACGCCGCAGAAATGTAATTTCCATTTCCCAACGAACACACGAACGAATACGCAGACGCGTTGTTGTCTGTTGCGCTGGCGTACGCCCCTGAAACTGTGACGCTCGCGTAAGTCAAAAGCCCGTAATACGCGGTGGTGGCTGGGGTTGTGCCAGACAACATTCGTGCGCCGAGGTTTAGCGTCGCACTAGCAGAAATTTGATCTAGCACTATGCGATAGGACGAAAAACTGCTATTGAAGCATGAGGTGACATCAACTGATGACACGGCTGAACCGACCGTGACTTGCTTGACAAATACCAAACCGCTGTTCGCCAAATAGGTGTTTATGTCACTTGCAGGAAGAGCCGTGTTATCGGTGAACGTCTTGACAGCCATTACAAAAGCACATCCTCACTTGAACCGATCAGCGAAACGCCAATAATAAACCAGCCCGTGTAACGGGTCGAACCATTCACCACAGTCTGCCACTCCCCCGGCGTAATCCTGTGTTCAATACTTTGCACCAACAAATCCTTCTGTATCGCAGACCCGACGCTAGGTGTCCTCTTGAACGTCACACGGTCAAGCAGTTCCAGCGCAAGCAGGCGAGGCCAGTTGTAAGACGGGTTCGCCTGACCTTTCGACATGAACGGTTCTATCTGCATCTTCGGGTTCTTGTAGATGGACAGAACCCTGCTCGCCAAAGTGCTGCAATCCGTCGCAGTCGCCAGACGGGTTTCGATGTTTTCGGCAGCGTCAGCGTAGGTGGCGATTGAAGTCGCATCAGATGTGGTCGCTTGGAAGTCACGCGACCCGGTAACAACCACCGTGTTACGCACCTGATCGGCAGTCAATGTGAGACGGATACCGTCAGCGTCGTAGCCGATCCCAGTACCAGAATCGGTGAACGTCATCTGCGAAGTATTAGAGCGTGACGAATTGAAGTATTGGTTACCGTCAACCAGTTGCAGAATACCTGCACGGTCAACGTACATTTCACCGTCATCGCCTGCGGTCAGGCGTTGCAGTTCTGGCAGGATCGGTTGGGCGTTCAACTGGTATTCCGCGACACGCGACGACATTTGGCTGTCAATGTTGTATAGCCCAGACGGTACGGTTGTCTGGTTCAAGTAGAACTGTGCGCGGTCAGCAGCAGGCTGGTCGTAGTAGTTCAGCCCGAAACGCGAGATAGTCGCCACTTCAGTTGCCGATAGCGCACGACCTTCCCACCATGCCATGTGTTGAAAGGTGATGTTGCCAGCCGCGCCGACACTACCGCCACCCAACTGTGTGAAGTTCGACGTTGCCAACGTACCTGTGTACGCCTGCGAACCGATCAGTTCGCCATCCAGATACATGTATTGCACCGATGCTGAAGCATCAACGACGAAGCAGTAATGGTGTACCGCTTCATCCATCATGCGCTTCGTTGTAGGTACGCCCCAGAATACGCCAGCGGTCGTGTACGAATACACTTCGATCTTCCCAGCAACAGTTGTGTTCGTAGGTGAATAAACGTAAATCTTCGGTGCGAGCGATGGGGCCCAGTTCAGAATGCCGACAGACGTTGTGAACGTGCCAGAGATTGACGCGAAACAAGAGAACGTGAACGAGCCACCAGCAACGGTTGCGGTCGGATCGCCAAGCGCATTAGCAACACCAGCGTTCGCGCTCACTTGCAGAGCAGGCGTAAGAATACCGTCTGCGGTTGAATTGACCTGCGATACCGAACCGACCTGTGCGCCAGAGGTGCTGTCGTTGATCATCACCGACATAACAAACGCATCCAATTTTGTCGTTCCGCTACTTACCGCCGGGTTGGGTTGCCACTTGGAATTGTTGACTACCGTGTCAAGCCCGTAGTAGCGACGAGTGTAAGTGCCGACTGTTGAATCCTTGTATGTGCCAGACAGTTGCGCCATGCGAATAAACACGGTCGGATTTAGGGACAGCGTGTAGTCCTCACAGTACGAACTTGCAGAGACTTCACGCGCCATCAACGCCATCAAGTCAATACATTCAATGGTCACCGTGGAATCAAGTCCACCGTCTGTATATTCCACAGGCCAGCCAGAGACGTAACCCCGGTACAACGGGTACTCTGTACCGTTCCAGTTCGCCACGATCTTCACTTGCTTGCGTGGCTTCAGGTTGGCGTAGTTCGCACCCGAACTGTTGAAGGGGTCGAACAACCTGTCACGGTTGTCCAGTACCAGCGAGGCTGTACCCGGGCCGAACTGTTGCAGGTCGTCTTGCCTACCGCGACGGATACTGATCTGCCTGACGTACTGGCTTATTTCTGTCCATGCTGGCGAGACTGTGTAGGGCGTGTCAGTCCATGCGATGAACACACCGACCGAAGGCAGGTTTGCCAGCGGTGCGTCGTAGCCGTCATACGAACGTGAAGCCGTGTCGTATGTCAGCGTCGATGTGTCGTACAGACCAGACGAGATAGGCATGGTCTAGTTGCGGTAGCCGTACACGCGGACATAACCGGTAGCGGTTACGGTGTCTCGCCAGTCCATAACGAGGCCAGTAGAACTCGTGTTAGATGTTTGTCTGCCGTGGAATACTCCGAAATAGTTTCCGCCTTCGTTCATTCCTGAGAAGGTCGTAGGGATAGACAAAAACGGCGCAGTAACGTCGAAAATGATGCAGTTACCAGCATTCGCGCCGGACAAACCTAACTGAATGTTGCTCGTCGAAATGTTTGATCCAGCACCTGTTCCGTCGTATTTTTTGTAGTCGATACAACTCGTATACGCGCTGCCAGACGAAAGAGTGCAGTTTACGAACTGTTGCGTCGGTGACTGTAAACCGCTAACTACGATTCTGTAGTTGTCGTAAAGACTGCTGAAACAATTGGAAATGGTTAAAGTGGAAGCCGCGGTAATGGCCTGAGCGGTCACCTTCACTAGCCCCATGTAGGTTTCGATTTTGTTCACCGCATCATTCAAATCTTGATGCTGCCCCGCGTGGCTAGGGCTGTTCAACGGTGAAGTCGTCAGCGGATTAGTGAAACTGTCAATCGAACCCGGAAACCCTGAAGCCATTTATCCACTCACCTTTATCGGTAGCGCACCAACCCGACGCTGATACGCAACAAGTTCATCCACGATCTGCTTACCGACCTGCGTACCATCCGCACCCATCCCGGCATTGACCGTGACGTTGATGATAGTTGGCTGCTGCATCGGAGACGGCAGGGGCAGGATCGCTTCATCACGACCGCCCTCGCCCACACGAACCAACGTGCCACCAGCCGAAGCCTTGACAATGCCACCGTCAGCCAGTTCAGGAATGTCCAAACCAGCCAGCCCAAACAACGCGCCGAACGACGCATCAACGGCAGCGGTCTTGCGCTTCAATGCTCGCTTCGGGTTCTTGCCAGTCTTGAGTTTCTCAACGTCAATGCTGTCAACGGTGTCTTTCACACCAGCCAGCAGGTCGGTTGCCAGTTTCACGCCAGCCCCAAAGAAGGAATCGGCTGCGCTCTTGCCGATGGTGTCAGCCAGAGTGGACACCGAAGCAAGGGTTGCGTCAAGTTCTTCCACCCGGGCTTTCGGATCAGCCGAAGCCAAAATGCCCTTGATGATCGAGCCGCCAGCGTCAGCACCAGCCGAAGTCAACTGGTCGATCAACGCCTGATCCGCACCCAAATCCAGCAGGGTTTGCAACTGTGTCTTGAACGTCTCTGCCGAACCGACCTGCCCCTTCAGGGCAGCGTCAAATGTCATCGGCAGTTTCTCTGCGTCGGTAACTTCCTTCGTCGCGTCAGCCAACTCGCGTCGCGCTTCAGCCACCGCTTCAGGCGTAGCGTCTTTGTCCTTCAGCAGGTCATCAAGTTTCTGCTGTGCTTCGGTGCGCTTCGTCGTCGCATCAGCCAAAGCCTTGACGTTATCTTCAGCGATCTTCTGCGCGTTCGCAAAATTGACCACGCCGGAGACAGAACCACCGATGCTGTCGCGGTAGTTCTTGTAAGCCGTGTTCGCCTTCTCCGCGTTCTGTTCAGCGTCAGACAGAGCCTTAGCCAGTTTTGTTTCAAGTGCCTGCGCCAGGGCTTCAACTTCTGACTTGAACTTGGCAGCAGCCTCTGCCGCTTTCTTGTCGGCTGCGCTCTGACGTTCACGGGTCGCGGCAATCGCCTTGTCAATGTCCAACTGCTGCTGGCGTTCCTCGTTACGCAGAATCGCCCGTGAGTAGTCCTCGTAGGTTTTCTTCAGGTCAGTCAGCCCGGTTACGCCTTCAGCGTTGATCTGGTTCAACGCCTTCTGCGAACCAGTCAGCGAATCGACCCGCGACTGGTAACGCTCAATGAGCATCGTATTGTCTTTGTATTGACCGCTGGCTTGACCCAGCGTGGCGTTCTGCGCCGACCACGCATCAAGCAAAGCCTGTGCCGCCTTAGGGCCAGACTGCTTCAGCAACTTGTTGAAGGCTTTGTCAATCTCTTCAATGTCACGCGATGCTTCGCCACCAACAATCTTGACTTCCTTGCCAAAGTCAGTCCAGATGTTTGATAGTGCGCGGAAACCGTCTTGCTCTTTGACGAGATTGCGGAACTGTTCAACAATCTTTCGTGAATCAACAGCGTTCAGCGCAATGGTCAAATCCTGCAACGCTCGTTCAGTTTTGCCTGACGCATCGCTGATTTCATTCATTACGCCAAACACGGCTTCGCTAAGTCCGATTGCTGAAATAGCCAGACCTGCGTACTTGGCTGCGCTGCCAAGTTTCGTCAGCGACCGTTCACCGTCATCGCCAAGCGTCGTGAACCTGTCACGCAGTTTGATCGCCTGCCCCGCCATCAGCGAGAGGGTCGAAACCACGCCTAGTCCCACAGTCCCGAAGGCTGCGAACTTGCCGATAGCACCGCCCGTCGCATTGTTGATTTCCCCCAGTTTGTTGACCGTGCCAGCAATCGCTGTAGCAGATTTCTCTACCACCGGGATAAAGGCTGAACCGATAGATTCGCCAGCCTCGCTGATCGCCACCCGCGCACGATCCAACTTGCCTGCATAGGTTTCAGCCCGTGCAGCAGCCGCCCCACCGAACTGCTCATTCAATGCCTGAAGCGCAGCGTTGAAGTCCTTTGACTTCTTTACGTTCTCGTCAAGCGGAATCCCCAGCCGCGACAACGAACCGACATTGCCCGATGCCGCGCGACCCAATGCAATCGTGACGGTTTCCAAGTCGCGCCCCGTCGCCGCGCTTATGTCAAGGGCTGTATTCAGTACCTTCGTTGCCTTGTCGGTATCACCGAAGGCGCGAACGAGGTTGCCCAACGCGGGTCGCAACTGATCGTCAGCAACGCCCGTCGCCCGGGCAGTCTTGTCGATCAAATCTTCTACAGCGTCGATCTGTCTCTGGGTTGCGCCAGTTGAGTTACGCAACTGTTCAGCCAGCAACGCCTGTGCCTTCTGGTCGTCAATCGCGCCCTGCGCCAACTTGAACAGACCACCACCCAACGTGCCTGCCGCTGCAAGTCCGGCAGCACCGAACTTCGTAAGGCTCGCGCCAGCCTTCGCAAGACTGCTTTCCGCTTTACGCATTTCACGTTCAGCCGAACCAGACGTTTTCTCGAATGCCTTGATTGCTTGATCCGCGTTAGCGGAGATAAGAAACGCGAGACGCTGCGTGATCGTCGCCATCAGCCGACCAGCCCCTGCCCGAAGGTGCGCTTATCGCCACGAACCGTGATGGTGGTTTCCCGACCCATGCGCCACACATCGACAACACGCGACTGCACCAGCGCGGTAGCCACTCGTGCGGCATCATCTTTCTTGGCTTCCAAACCTTTCTTGAAAGGCTGCTTGCCCTTGAAGCCCGGGTGCTTTCTTACCCTGTATCGCGGCCCCTCTGGTGTACGCAACGGGGTTGCACCGCTGAACAGCCCTGCCCCACCGTAGGCAATGTCTAGCGAACGCTGACGCAACGCATACGCCCGTGCGCCTTTCTTGCCCTTCTCGTACTGCACCTTGCCAAGCGCAGCGGTGATTTCGTGTTCAGGCGAACCGTACTCAATGAGTCCCCACGGGCCACGCGCCACCAGCAGGGCGGTCGGGTTGTATGTCCCTTTCATGTCGAACCAAATCTTCAACTTGTGCGTTTCGGGTCTGATACCCGTGAACGAACCGCTGCGCTGTTTCTTTTGTTTCATGCGCGAGAAGTGGTCTTTGCCTTTCAAGGCTTTCGTGCGCTCGCCTTCGATGCTGTTCTTCAGCATCAGCGCAGCCTTGAATACGCCTTCCTTCTGAGATTCAAGCGCAGCCTGCCCAGCACGTTCAATGAGTACGGCAAGATCAGTCACCGACCGTGTACCGGGCATCTGTGCTTACCTGCCTTCCTTGATCCTTCGCCACCGCAGGTAGGCATTCATTGTGTAGAGCATCCTAGATGATTCTTGCATCAGCACCGAAGGTGCAATGCCCGTTTCTACTGCGAGTCGGGCAATGAACCAATGGGCTGACTGCTCTCCAAAGGGGGATGCTCAACCTCGTCATCTAACGCCTTCACGTTCTCCACCGTGTTGATCCATTCTTCCCACGGCAACGCGGTGCGTTTCTCGCGGGTCAACGCAGCCCACGCAAGGAAGCCTTGATTAGTCAGACGGAAATCATCGAACGTAACCACGATGGGGTTGCGGTCAAAGCGTTCCTCAAACTTCACATAGTCCGGGTAGAACGCGATGACCTTTTCAACCGTGCCATCTTGGAACAGCACTTCAAGTGCTTGTCTCATTTAGAAACCTCGCAGGTAGGTAGTGAATGAATTAGGCGGTGGCCTTCGTGACTGCGCCCGTGATGGGCCAAGTCACATCAGCGGTCAGCAGTTCGCCAACAGCACCAGCGACAGGCGACCACGACGTAACCAGAACCGTACCCGTGTATTTCGGGTTGGTCGAAGAAACGCCAGTACCGTTCGGGAGAACCTCAAACGCAGCCGTGCCACCGATGAGCGGGTACACCGTGGCTTCAACAGCGGCAGCAGCAAAATCCTGCATGAACGAAATCTGAAGCGAATTGTCCTTCAGACCACCGACGCGCTCTGTGTTGCCACCCGATGCGAACGTGGTCGTTCCAACTTCTGCGACGTTGCTGGTCAGGTTGACCGATGCGACGTATGAAGAAAGATCAACGCCACCGACCTTGACGACGACTGCGGTTGCAACTTGCTTTGCCATTATTCGTTCTCCGTTCCAACGGGTTCAGGTTTTGATTTGTTCGGCGCAGGAACTTCGGCAGGCTCAATGTGACCCGTTGCCAGCAAGAAATCTACATCCCATGCGGGGGTTGCTTCAACCACTTCCCCCGGCAGGTTGTCATGCACGGCACACGGGCCAACGATCTTGAACTTCATGCTCACGAAGAATACACGCGCACGGTGAAATCCATTGACAGGTATTCAGTTTCGTTCGCGGTGATCGAACTGATCCCGGACACCTGTTCAACCTGACAGTCATCCACTTTGCCACCCAACGTGCGGTCACCTTCGATAGCGGCCTTGATCGACGCGCTACCCGTGGGCGATGCGTATGCGTCAAGGCTGGCTTCGGCTGGTCGTTCTGTGGGTCGCGCCACAAAGACGCTGACGGTGCAAACGAATTCGGTCAGCCCCGACCGCATCGTGCGGTGGTACAAAACTTGCTCAATGTTCGGGTACGCCATTGGCGCGTTCATCTGGTCAGGCTGGTAGGCGTAGGTGCGAAGCCCAGTAATCGTCGCCAGACGAGCAGCCAGACCCGCTTTCACCTCGCTGATCGTGGCGGTCACGCTATGCCATCCATCTTTCGGTAGGGGTCAATCGACATGGCAACGTCTGGGTCAAGCCTGCTGCCGACACGGATGCCGCCCATGTCACCGAATCCGATAATGCCAAGCGGGGAGTCGTATCGCTTGTAGAGCCGCTGCGCCTGAATCGTGCAGGCGTACTTGATCGCGGTAGGCACGGAAGGCCAACCCCAAACCCCGGTCACCTTCACCAAAGCCAGATCGTTAGTGTTCGGAAACAGGTAGTTCAGGCTGGCGCGGATGCGCGTGTAGGGCCAGACCTGACCGTTGCTGTACCCGTTCAACGGTTCTAACTGGTAGTTCGATGGTGTCCAAGTCAGAGCAAAGTTGCCGTCAGCGTTCTGGTCGGTTTGCAGCGTGATCGCTGTCCCGGCGAGGTCGTCAACGTCGCAAACAAGTTCGTTCTGCGCGGCGAAGTATCGTGCCGCTGTGCCAGCGTTGTAGAAGATGCGGTTGCAGTACCCGTCAATTTCCCGCGACGAAGTTTCGATAGCCAGTTCGATCAGGCCGTCATCGACCGCATCGACAATGCGTAACGCAGCCTTCACATCGTTCAGAGTTGTATAGCCGTTCGTTATCGTCATCGTGTTCCTAGCCAGTTGATGAGACGCTCAAAGCCTTCAGCATAATTCACAAGACACAAATCCCCGTATAGGTCATTGAACTTCGTGTTGTCGCAGTCCCGACCCAACACCCCAGACGGTTCGGTTTCGTCGTAGTAAATCTTGGCTTCGGGAACGCCTGCTAGTTGCAGGCACAGGGTCTGCACTTCGTTGCACGAAATCGCGCCTTCGTAGCCCACGTTCACCGGGCCGTCATAATCCTCGTTGAGGATCGCCCAAATCTTGTTCACGGCATCGTCAATGTAGAGATACGAACGCTTCTGTTCCCCGTTGCCCCACATCTTGACGAATCCCGTGTCACGCGCCTTCAATGCCTTCGTCGCAGCAGCGGTCGGGAACTTCATGCGCTCACCCTCGCATTCCTGCCCGATGCCGTAGACGGTGTGCAAGATGCCTACGCGCACATCCTGTTCGTGGCGTTCCGCAAGTCGAAGCATCATCAACTTTTCCCGACCGTACATCTGGTCAGGCCAGCCGAATTCAATCAAGTCCTCATGCAGCAACGCCGGGTGGCGTTCATCCATCTGAAGGTGCGTCGGGTAGATGCAGGCAGACGACGCGACAAAACTTGTGGGAATTTCCCACCGTGCGATTGCCGACAGCACGTTGAACGTGATGCGGCTGTTGTCGATGTAGGGCTGGTAGTCGTGCTTGTGGAAGAAACCAACGCCACCCATGTTGGCGGCGAGGTGGATCACCATGTCAGCGGTCGGGATCACGGGTTCGGTCGTGGTCAGGTCTATAACAGATTTGTTATGGCACTCATTCCAGATGCCAAGCCTGAACTGGTCGGTGGGTTCTGCGTGGTCAATGGCGTGAACCCGGTGACCCTCTTCGATCAGGTACTTCGCCATGTTTGATCCGATGAAGCCTGCGGCCCCAGTAATTGCTATGTCCACAAGTGTTGCCTTTCTAGGAACCGAACACGATCGGCGGGTTCAGTACGACTGCCCTTGTTGTACGTCTCGTCAATGCTGGCTTTACCCCAGCACCAATGGTTGTGTTCAACGACCGAAGCAAGGCAAGGGGTGAACGCGCCACGATGACGGGCGGTGGCGATGAATTCGGTATCAGTCCAGTTGTGGTTGTAGCCCTCGTGCAGCATCAGCCCGGGTTCGTCTACGACCCCGTTCGTGGCGTAGTCACGGGCAACGAGATAGTGGGTGGCATGGCTACCTGCCAGAACGTCAGGGTTCGCTAGATCGTTTGTGCCGACCACCTTGATCGGGTCAACCATCTGGGCGGTGGCTATCTCAAGCCAGCCTGCGTGAAAGTTCAGATCGTCAGCCCCAGCGAATACCAGCGGTTCAGTCGTGCGGTGAATGCCCGTGTTGATTGCCCCCGCATAGTTGCGACTGCGTTCGTTGTAGATGAAGTTCACGTTCCTGAACGGGTTGCTGGGAATCATCTCCATCGTGCCTGCGTCGTCGGCTTCGACCACGAAATACACGACCACGTTGGGCGAGGATTGCAGCGCGTTCTCTGCGACTTCCCACAGGCGGTGCGGTCGCTGAAA